GAAGATTTATCTTTTCCAGAAATCTCTTCTTCATTAAGTGGGTCTTCTGACTCGTTAAAGTGTTTATAAACATCTGCTAAATCGTAATCTAAGAACTTTTTAACAAGAATTCTAAGTTCTTCGATTAACTCATTGGCAAGAGAGCTATCCATTTTGCCATCTTCAACAGACTTCTTTAGGGAGTCGTATAAAGCTTCAATTTCATATGTCTGCTCTAAAAATTCGTATTTATCTTTTTGGTTTGGGTAACCTGATTTAACAAAGTCACCACGGAGCCTTGTGACAAGAGCTTTAGATGCAGCGCTTGCTTTGGTTTCAAGTTTCGAGGCAGCATCTTCTGCTTGTTCTCTTGCTTTTTGGGATCTCTCTGACTTTCCAAACATTGAGCCGCCTTTCTCAAGTGAGCCAAGCTTTGCGAATGCGTTCTTAAGGCTGTCCCATATACCTTCATTAAGAATGTTTTCCTCAAGAATTGCCATCTTAATTTCGGAAATAACAATTCTCTGGATTTCTAAATCTCTTTTCATGCTTGACATTATAATAACTCTCCCTTATATATGCTAAATAGTGCTGAAAAATTATACTTTCCTTGCTGCTCTCAATTTTTGAGACAAACTTCCAATTGGAATCGATTGCTCTCTTTCTTTTCGTATGCCATCGATATCAATATAATAAACGATCTCTTTTGGTCGACCTCTATAGTCCAGTTCGCCGCCGTTGGCTTTCCAGATAGCTGTAAGTTCTGCGTATGTCTTTCCAGTATCTTTGTCTATTTCTTCTCCACCGGGTAACGCTAAAGGATCGCGCAGTGGAGCCCTCTTAAAACCACGATCTATGAGTGCCTGTTCACGATGCTTTCTATAAATTTCTGGATTTGGAACAAGACTTGGAACAAGCTTATCCCAAAAAAAGCCCTCTTCTAGGGCTTCTCGGACCAACATTTCAAGTTGACTTTTCTTCATTTAAAGTCACCAACAATGCTGTTTAACAAACGATTAATTTTATCTGCTCTTGTAAATATGTTAGGCTGTTTTCCTTCGCTAATCCTAGCATTTGGACTCATAAATGCGCCCGGTGTTGAAGGCTCAGAAACGAAGTCGAAACAAATCAATTGCAGATCTTCTTGCACAATAGCGTGACCCTTTGATTCATCGAGCGAACCAAGAGATCTTGAGGATATCCCAAGCTTGCATTCATCGTTAACAAGCGCTTGCAGGATCTTTCCAGACGGAGTATTAAGAACTTTAACCTTGCCCATGACTGCATCGCCATCCCACCATATATCAGTAACCATGTGTGAGGCATTTTTTAAGTTGATTACTGAGTCATCTGGATGATCCAATTCTCCTAAAGCTCTTCTTTCTTTTACGAGCTTCATATAATTATCGATTTCTCTTCGAAGGATTTTGTCTGGATATACACGTCCATTACCATTTGGTGTATTAGACTTCTGCATGCAGCCAGAAAGAATCATACCACCTTCAGCCACATACTTTTTTTCGGCTTCAGTCAGTAGATCTTGACAAACTCCACCATCACATAATTCATAATATTCTCGTAAAAGTTGTTTTCCCATAATTAAATATCCAGTTTGTAGTAGTGACCAGAATTTGAAGTCTTGAAATATGCAGTGTTTTTATCTCTTCCAAGATAAACAATCTGATCTTTTGAACGATCCCAGTTAAGCATTCCGGGTTCTGATATTTCTAAGCTTCCAATAACATCTTGGATCTTCGGACGTACATCTTTTTCATCATCAAAGCTTGTTTTCCCTCGTGGCCAATCATAACTTTTTATTTTTTGAGCATCTATGGAAAGCTCTTCACCTTCCATAACTGCTGTAAGTTCTTCCTTGATAAGCTGTTTTAGTTGTGATTTCGTAATCTTCATAGTTTATGTTTCCTTAATTAATATTAGCGGGCGCAACCCGCTCGATACTCGCTCCCTTACAACAGCGCGCAACAGGACGCAGAAACCAACTTCTCTTTGCTAGAATGCGTGTCATTGTGAACTCCTAATTTTAATTCCGCTATCATCAAAAACCATATTTAGAATGTATGAAGTTCCAGAACTTAAGCAGCCCAAAACAAAATAATTTGCTAAAGTATGATCATAATTAAATAGTTCTGTGAAGCCATTTAAACCACATAAAAAGACCCCAACCCAAAAACCCATACACATTGGACAATTAAACAACTCTCCAAAACCATATAGCCATTCTTTTGTTGGCCTTATCTTGTTGAAGATTGAGCCATAAACTATTAGCTGCGTCATTCCATAAGCAGCCAACACAAAGTATAATAAATCCATTATTACTCCAGATTAATCAATAGTTTCGATATCAACATACCTACTAAGACCAACTCTTCCTAGATCTATGATCACGGGCTCGCCATCTCTTTGCAGGACGTTGGAAGCTTTTAAATCTGAAAATCTTATTCCATTCTTTTTTAGAAAAGTAAGACCAGATGCTAGCTTATCAATGTGGGATTTTATTTCCTCTTTATTGTAGCCGTGGCGACTTTCGCCATCTATAGCTATAATATCTATTCTCTTATCTAAGTTTGGATCTTTACCAAAGCCGCCCCAAGAATATAGGCCCTCACCAGATCTACCTAGTCTTACTAGAGAATCAATAGAACTCATTGCATACTTCATCTGTTCGGTTGGCTGTTGTAAAAGCTCCAACACTAAAGCATACCTTGGTCTGCCATCTGCTAAAAACTTACCAACTTTATAAACTTGATAAACGTTTGGGTGCGATAAGCCAGATTTAATTAAAATCCCAGCGCTGTTTGCTTCAGACATATCATTTGTTATCTTTAAAACTTTGTTTTGATCTATCCTATAGGCACTTCCCATAGAGGCAGAACCTATATGCTCGATATTTGAAGTGTCTGAAACATTTGCCCATTTAAAAATCTTAGCAAGCGTATCTTTATCAATATCTTTGGAGATCCCAAATGTTATTGTTTCATTTATGAAGTTCTTCCAATTTTCAAGTAAGAGCTTCACAACCCAAGAGCCTCGTAAAGATAACTTAAATAATATGATCGCGTTCCACCATAGCCGGGTCGAATACTTCCCTTTGTCTCTTCTTGTGGAACTTCACCTAGATTTGTCGAATCTTCTTCGCTGGGCTCAAGAAGCTCTTCATCTTCCATCTTTTTATATTTTTCAACATACTCAAAATGTGGCCTTTCTTGATCAATGAAATTTTCTATATTTAAAATAACAAGTGGCAAAGATTCTTCTTTCCCACCGTCGCCAGAAAGAAACAAGCCTTCCATTGAACCATACGTGTTTCCACCTCTAACTGTTTCTGGATTAACAATTCCTTTCTTTTCCATAAATTTAAAGAAGCGATCTTGTGTATCATACACAACCTCACTTAGCACTTCCTTCGGAAAAAGAACAATTTTACTTTCTTTTATGTAAACAACAATATCAACATCAGGATGATCCGAGATAATTAAATTATCATCAAGTGTTCTTCTTATATCAAGTTGCAACTTGATATTTGGCTTTTGGGCTTCTTTTGGTTTTTCGTCTCTCTTCTTAGAGCTTACTTTTATTTTAATTGCCATGCTCAAGTTCCTTAACTAGCTCTTGAATTTTCAACACTGATTTGATCATAGAGTCATCTATTTCTCTTGTAGAGAAACTGCTAAGTTCTTCAATAATTCTTTTTGCATTCTGAAGCATCGCTTGATCTTCAACTATCTCTCTCACCTCCAAGCATTTAGTCATAGCTTCTTTTAGTCTTCCAACTTCACTATTTAAAAAGATTTTGAGTTCTAATCCATTATCTTGGAACGAGCCAACAAAACGATTTAGAAGAACTTTTTGTTCGCTAAGGAGGGAATCAGAGTATTTATCGTTAAACTTTTGAACAAATGTTTTGTAAACTAAATTATCTATAGGCTGTAAGTTTTCCTCTTTCCTTGCTTCCGGTTCAGAGCACATAAAATTTATAATCTTTGTCTCAAGAAGAACCTTTTCTTTTATTGGCATTTCTTGATTGAACATCTGAGCGATTGTTGCTAGGCTCTTATAATTTGGAACAAAGTTTGAAAACACATTTCTTGAATACTCAACATTCATATCTTTTATTAACTCAGACTGACTTTCAAACACTGTATCGTCCAAAATGAACTTTCTCTGCGACTTCATCTCATTTAAAATTCTTTCTGCAAAGTTCTTCTCTTCACCTCTAGTATCAAGTATTGTCATATATGTAGACAGGTTTTCATGCAGAGGCATGCCTTTGGAGAAGTACTTAGAGATAATGCTTCTTGTAACCTTCTGCTTCTGCAAGTCCCCATATACAATAGCTTTGGTTAACTCGCATATTAAAGTTTCAAATAAAAAAGCAGTATTTCTCTTTTTATTGTGCCTCATAATAATTTATTCCTTTGTTTCTAAGCCTTTTAAAAGCTTTTGGATTTCATCGTTTGTCTGCAGAATAGACCTTTCTTCTAAAAGTTGCCTTCTTTCATAAATAGAAGCTTCTTCTTCAACAATCCCTTGAGAAAGGGGTTTCATACCATTTACCCCACTCCAACCAAGATTTATTGTTCTAGAAGTACCAAATTCTCCTGTTGCTGTGTTGCGCATACTCTTTGATCGCCCATAGCCAGATGGTTTTTTAGCTGTTTTTCTTCCATCCTCCTCATCAATATCTCTCTTTGCTGGCGGTACTGCCAGTAAGGATGAGCCGGTCCCAGCCTCTGCGCCGGCTGGCTCTTCAGTTGCTGCGCCTCCAGTGTCTGCTCCAGTTGGTTCTCCTCCTCCAGCTGCGCCACCCGGAAGCTCCCCTCCAGCTTCTGTTTCCGGTGGAGCACCACCGAGGTCACCACCGCCAAACAAGCCTCCGTCAGACGGTGGCGCAATTCGATTGGCCTCTGCCTGTCCAGCCGCTTCTGCCGCAGCATTGAGTTGAGCGTCATATTTCTTATCATAGAAAAGTTCTCTCTGGTTTCTCAAGAACTCTTCTTCTGTCATACTGAAAAGATGTTCTGAAATCCACCTACGACTGAAGTAGCCTTCGACTGCATTGCTTGCAATTTCAAATTTTGCTTTCCAATGTTCTAGTTCTTGAAGCTCCGCAATCTTTGAAGGGTTGTTGAGGAATAACTTAAAGTTCAAAAGATCGTCACCCCTAAAGCCAAGTGTATACAGGTGAATAATGCCAATCTTTTCTAGTTCAGAAACAACTGCTCTTTGCAATCTTTGGATTGTTCTTGCGAAACGAATGTCCTTCTGGGCAAGTGTTGTCTTGTCCTCGTTGACAGCATCGCCTTGCGTCAAGTATGCAGCAGGAATCTTGAGAGCAGAAAACAATTTATCTCTCAAATATTTAACATCATCAATGGCTGCTGTGTTCTGTCCTCCTGTTAAAGTCTCTACCTTGGAAGAAGTATCGCCTCTAACTGGAATGAAATAATCTTCCTCGACGCTCGACGGATTATAACGAAGATCAACACGGCCAGTTTGAGCGTTTACAAGTTGATTTCGCTTCATCTGAGTCATGACTTTTTGCATGTATTGCTCAACATCAGATGGAGGAATATTGCCAACGTCTACATAAAATACTCTTCTTTCTGGTGCGCGGACAACTCGGTAAGCCATCATTGCGTCTTCCATTAGAATAAGCTGTCTCCATATACGCCTAGCAGCTTCAAGAACAGAAGTGCCATATGGAGTATACTTGTCATTTCCTAGAATACGGAAGTGAGCGACCTGCCAGTTCTCAAGAGTCATGCCGGCTGAGTTCCATTGAAACTGAACATAATTTGGATTTGTCTTATCTTCTCCTTCCAGTCTCTCGACTTCTGCAGATGGAAGACCAATAACGCTCTTAATTCCTAATTTCTCATCTATGTCTAGATACAAAAAATAGTCTCCATACTTGCACATTGTACGAGACCAACCAAACAGATTATATTCAATATTTAAGATGTTTTGATAAAGTGTTGTTAGTATTGCTTTTATTTCTGCATTGGAGCACTTAATAGACAGCATAGGCTGCAAAGATGAGTGTGTTGTCATCTCATCTGCGTATATATCAAGGGCCGATGCAATTTCTGGAGTATACTCCATCTGATCAAAATCAGTATACCTTTCTGCTCTTCTCTGGTTGGCCATAGCAGCAGTGTTAATTTGTGAAAATGGATCATAACCACTTTTCTTAAACTGTTGCCCTGATGCACTCTTAAATCTCGTAGCGTAATAATCTAACTGTGATCTTTTATAGTCTCTTGTGATCTGTGAACGGTAGTTCGTTATTGGACCAGAGAAAAGCTTAGTAAGCCTTCTAAATAAATTAGATTCTACATTTCTTGGATTTCTTTTTTGATCAGCCATTTAACTATCCTTTTAAGAGCCATGAATATTGTTGATATTCAGTATGTTGTTCTTTCATTTTTTGAGCGAAGTCTTTATCATAACCAAGCTGTCCCGGTATCTGTGTATTGATTTTTGTATTACTAAATATGATAGATTCTAAGCATGCTTTCTTATAATTAACATTTCTTTGATTAACTGTCAATGCAGTATCTCTTACCCAACAACCGATAGCTAAAGACATGACTAGATCGTCATGATAAGTTCGCATCGCCTGTGGCTTCCCATTATTCCAAACAAAAGTCTTAAACTCATTAAACAAACGAACAGAATATGTGTTAATTAGTTTATTTCTTATAAATTCTTCAAGCTTAGCAACAATCAGTGGTCTTGTTTTGGAAGAAGTGGTAAAACCAGCTACAGCATTCCTGTTTAAGTTTGCTGAAGCGGGGTCAACATATTCATGAGTACCTTTTATAGAGTAATAAATATTTGGATACTCAAGCTCAACGAGTTTTTCTAAAACAGAAATTCCAATACCGACATTTTCGACAACCATAAGAGCATCACCGTATTCTTTCCCAACTTGGTTAAGAACATTGGCATACATATCGAGTGAAGGCTTTCCTTGATATTCCGCTATTACTTCCATTGTTTCAAGCTTGAAAACATGAAAAACAGAATAGTCTGCTCCATCACCGCGAGCAACGTCTGCCACAACCATGTAATTACTATCAGCTTGATACTCTTCCCAGATCCAATAGTTTCTATCAAAACCAGTTCTATGTTTCGGATCTACTATGCTGTTTTGTATTCTTTCCAGATCATCAGGGTGAAGTACAGTTTCGCCTGATGTATTGAAATTACATTCAAGCTCTTGAGCAATCTGTCTGCGAGACATATTCTTTGTTTCTTCTTCAAACCAAGCTTGGTCTCTCTCTGGGTGTACATTCCAAGGTAGACAGATTGGTTTGAACTTATTCTCTTCCTGCTCAGCTTCAACATATGTTTTATGAAACCAGTTACCAACACCGTTAGGGGTGGATAGAGCAATACAGCGGCCACCTGTTGATAGCGTTGGATACAAACCAGTCCAAAGTTTATCTAGTCCATCAACGTGTGCAGCCTCATCAATGACGAGAAGTGAGAGTGCTTCGGAACGACCAGCATCACCTGACGTGGATGTTGCTTTAATCTGAGAGCCATTTGAAAGCTCAAAGCTTGTTCTATTATCGATTGAGATGTTTGCAATGCGAATCCAATCAGGCAAGTTCCGCATAATCATCTTTACTTTTTTAACTAAGTTGGCTGCCGTGCTGAATTTAGTTGCCATGACAAGAATATTCTTGTCGCGGTGGAAAAGCATTAGCCACACAACATAGGCAGCAACAATCGTAGAAATACCAAGCTGTCTTGCTTTTAGAATTACTGTAAAGCGGTGATCATTAAAATCTTCTAGTAACTCGTCTTGGTAATCAAAAGTTTTAAAAGGAATTAAACCTTTAAGAGGATGGGAAATCCTACAATAATTATTAATGAAATAAACAGGGTCTTTACCAGATTTAACTACCTCTTTGATTATTTCTTTTTTGGTTAATTGTACAACCATTAGGCATCTGTTTTTCGTGAATCATTGTCTGGTCTTTTGCCTTGGAAGCCGCCACTATCCAAAAAGGAACGGAAGCCATCTTCCAAATCGCTCCGACTAGGCTGCTTGATTGGTTCTGTTCCGTCCATACCAGAAATAGTATATCTCTTTTGAGCTTGTACCCATGTTCTT